CAGGGCAGTAACGGCAATCTTATTATCTTGACAAAACCGTATTACTTTGGCGAGTAGCTTTAAGCCGCCTGTGGTGGTTTTGGTGAGTTTCATCAAAAGCGGATAAAGTTTTTCGCCAAGTTCAAGGCGTGTGTCTTTGAACCTTTTGCGCGCTTTTTCGAGATTTGCCTGCAAGTTGTTGTTTTTGATGTCATATTCTATCAAACAGGATGTGGCTTCTCTCATTGCCTTGTTGGCGGTGGCTTGGGCTTCTTCTACTTTGTGCAGTGAGTTAGCCATGGATGAGATGGCTGCGGCTGCTCTTGCGCCGTCCAGCCCCAAATCTTTGAAAATGGGCAAAAGTTTATCGAAACCGCCTGCGCCCTGAAAGCCTTTAAGGGTGCGTTTTAGGGCTTCGTTCATGTCCTGCTCAATCAGCTTTTGAAACTCTTTGATTTCCATGCCGGCAATGCGGGCAAACTCTGCGGGTTTTGAAATGAGTTTTTGAATGAGCTTTTGAAAAGCTGTCGCGCTCATTTCAACCTTTTGCATGTCTTGGTCAAGTGCGGAAGCGTAGCCAAGTATTTGGTCTGCGGAAAGTTTTGCCTGTACGGCAATGCCGCCCAAACGTCCGGAAAAGTTTACCATGTACTTTTCATTTGCTGTTGATGTTTTACCAAGTTCATTCACGGCTGAACCCAAAGATAGCATTTGCTCTTTGAGGTTTAAACCCTGTAATATGTCAGAAGACCTTTGGTAAACATCTACCATTTTGCCGATGGCAAGGGTAGCATCATCGCCCAGCACATCGCCCATAGCAATGTTTATTACATCTGAGGCTTCTACGAATTGTTTTACTAAATCTTCGGCGCTGATGCCGAGTTTTCCGGCAATGTAAGCGAGATTGTTGAGTTGTTCCCGGCTTGTGCGGGTGTCCATTTGTTTGAAACTGTCATTGAGTTTATCCACTTGCTCCTTTGTGAGCAAAGTGGTTTTGCGCACATCGCTGTAGATGTCGTCCATTGCGGCTAAATCAACGGCAGTTTGTTTAAGGGTGCTTACTACGGAATTGAACGCGCTGAACATTTGTGTGAACCCGCCCATGCCTGCGCCAAACAGCATCATCTTCTTTTGCATCTTTTCCCATGCGCTGGCGGCGGATGCTATGTTTTGGCTGTGTTCCTGTAGGTAGTCTCTGAGTCCCCGTATCTTCTTGGCATGGGCAATATACTTATCAGAGCCGATGACCATGTGGTTTTGCTCGTTCACGAGCTTGTTCATCTCGGAGCGTATACTCTTAACAGAGGCTTCTACTTCTTTGCCGTTGATGTAAATATTGATGCGGCGGGTGCTGGATTTTGCCATAAATGGAGAGATTTATAGCGAAGGTAAGGTGAGAGAAAATGGAGGAATAGGACAAAAGCCTTCACATTAATACGCAAGTGAAATGATAAAAAATCCAGTTTGATATGTAAATATATAATAATTTTATGTACTTTTGCAATGTTTAAACATTAGATGCAAGTTAGTGGACAATGCAACCGAAAAAACTGAGTGTCAATGCGTACAACCGTTCTGAATGAGCAGAACAATAAAAATATCAGTCTAAAATCCGTTGCAAATAATCCGAAAAGTTTTCTCTAATGCTTAAATTGGCAAGACCTGTGAAGCCGTTTAGAGCAGGGGAGTTTGTTTTATTAAAAACCTCGCAATGTATAGGGAATTGCTTATTTTACTATGAAAAATTTTGCATTATTAAGTCTCTTTACCGTTTTAATCGTGGTAGCAAGCGCATTTATCTTCTATGGGTGCAAGAAAGATGATCAAGAAGTGTCCACTACTGAACAGATGATGGGAATAACTCAGACCACCGCAAAAGGAAATGTAGATTTCAAGGATCCGAACACCTATGGTATCTTGCATAATGAAATTGCTGAATACGTTTTACGCCAGGATGTTAGTCTCATAGACAAAGCTATTAGCACAGAGGCATCTATTGACGCTCAGTATCGTACTATTGATTTATGTATATCGTACTGCTTAAAAGCAGGATATTTACAAAATAATGAAGTATGTTTTTTAAAAGATGCGTTATATGAGTTTGTTGGTAGATATGGACAATCCACTCTTAAAATATATGAATCAGAAGATTTTTTCGTAGATTTATTATCAAATGCTGGATTTTCAAAAAATATGATTGACGCTCTATTGTTGATAAGGAAAACGGCGCTACCACTTAATAGTACTGCCAAAGAAATGGATCAAGTGTACGTTAATATTTTAGAAGAAAATCCGTATCAATTAAATTCTGAGGAATTGTTTCAAATAAAAGTTGGGCAATCTATAACAAGCCATTCTCGTCAATTTTGGACAGAGGAACCTTATTTAGATTTAACCAAGCCAGGCGGTTTGACTTGTGATGAATGGGGAATAGTAATGGATGCAGTAGGAGCTATTCTGGGTTCGCCATTTGGACCTATCGGCTCTGCTATACTGAGCGCCTCTATGTCAATAGCTGCGAAAAGAGACTGTCAAAGAATGTCATGAAACGTAATATTTACATCAACAAAAAAAGAATGTCATGAAACGTAATATTTGCATCAACAAAAGGGGCATTTTACGCATAAATCCTATTTGGGTTTCTCTAAATGCCGGAAAGTATAAATTGTATTTTTCTGACAAAATACAGATTTCAACAATGCAAGTGGAAAACACCATAAAATTACGAGATATGTTTTCTATATTCTCAAAAAAAGTAGATATTACAGTAGATAAGCCATCTGCCTTTTTAGATGTACAAATCACATCGTTTGATCGTTGGCTTAGAATAGGAACGCTTTTCATATCCCTTTTTTGTATACTTTATGTAATGACTCCATGGAATTTTTTCCCAATACAGACACTTTTTTATATTCTTTTTGGGTATTTAATTCTTTCAACAATACTTCTTTTAATATTTAAGAAAAAAGATTTTTTTAAAGTTCAAATGAATGAAGATTGATGCGTTACATATGGACGTGGCATACCATATCCATGTGTTTTAAACACTAGAAGCTTATAAAACAAAACGTTGAAAAGCACAACAAATTTGCAAGCAAATTTTGTTGTGCTTTTTGTTTATTTATTAGAGATATTCAGTAAATGAATAATATATTGATAGTATTATTGTTACAAGCTATCATTTCCTGAAAATTACCCCGATTTTCGCATAAATATAGCAAAATCGGGGTAATTGTAACATAATCAATTTCCAATCTCAGGACATTTGTCGGAAATATAGTATAGAAGCAGATGATTTTCTAGTAAATCACCACAAAAATTACATCAAAATGGAATTTTAATGCCAAAATAAAAAGCTCATATTTTTTTCTGCATTTACTGAATACCCCTTATTAGCAATTAATCACGGCGAAATTGTTTAAATTTCGTTTTGACATTGCTTTACATCAACTCTTGGTTAATTTTCTTTGCTCCAAATGAATTAATCAACACTTGATCGCCCCAAAATTCAACAGCTAAATTAAACAGTTTTTGCGTATTCTTTTCTATGGGCTTGTCAATCCAATCTTCCATTGTGCGTTTTACGCGGCTGTTGGCACTAACATACTTACCTGCAACACGTGGCTGTCCGTAACCCACTGCCCATTCTCTAAAAATACCGTGTATGGGAATTTTAAAGCTCACGTTTTCGGGTACACCACCATCGCGGGCAATGGTGTAACGTATGCTATTGCGCAGTTTCTGCTCGCTCTTGCCTGCTTTGTTACCTGTTTTATAAGTGTGGCTTTGTTTGGTTTTGCCTTTGGTAAAACGACTTGCCTTGGCTTTAGCCACATTGCGCACAATGGCTGCCCATTTACGGACTTGGGCGTAAAATTCTTCGGGGGTGATTAGTTTGCCGATGGTGGTAGTGGAAATGGTATGAGACACAGATAAGTTTAATTTTTAGATTTCTTTTTTCCATTTATGGCAAAATAAATAAAGAAAATAAAGAAAATAGCTAATATGGTAATTGAGCAAAAGTTAAAAGAATCAAGGCTACTCCAAAATTCTTTTTTGTTACCAAAAAACCAAATATCTTTTACGATAGAAAGAGATAGTAAGGCAAAAGCAGCACTGAAGATTGCTAGTGAAATACTCAAAGTTAAGCTACGTTTACTAGTTGAATTAAAAACATTAATTCTTTCCAATAAGTCAAGAGAAACATCATTAACTCTATTAGCATTTTTGTATTTAATACACTCAATATAATTTATAGAGTTTTCTATATTAATTGCTAATTTTCTATATTCGTCATTACTACGGTCATTACGATCATTGCAAATGGTACGAAATGAATTATTATAGATGGAAAATAGTAATGTTTTACAATAAGTATGTTCAATCAAAGCATCTTCGCAAGCTCTATTGATAGCTTGAGCTTTCTTTTTATAAAGAGCTTCATTTTCATATACTATCTGCTTGCCTTCTTTATTAGGATTTTCTGCTAAGATAGCGTTTGAATCATTCTCTATATCAATAACTACGCTATTCATTTCAGAAATTTCATGCGCAATAAAGTAAAACCTATTGGCAAATTGCTTCAAAAAATTTATTATGGGCTCATTATCTTGCCCATTAATTTTTATATCATTGGGTTTAATTATAGCTTCTAGAAAACAATCTTTTTCTTCTCCATATAAAACTTCATGTGAATGATAAAATTCTTTAGCATAATGATATATCTGAACTTTAAGCAAGTTTTCAAAATGGGCATCTTCACCCGAGATTCTGTTTGGTGGAAAATCATAATAATAACATCTAAACCCATTATGAGATTTAAACTGTTGATACAAGGTAACATTTAAAGGTTTTGCAAAAGTTTTACCCTTTAAAGTAATTTCGATATTTTCTTTATAATCATCACTTCCCTTGCTTCCCTCTGTAATAATTCTAAGTTCTACAGTAAGTCTAAATGAAGATTGATCATCATCAAGCTCCCTAGGACGGAGGTAATGCGTTATTAAATCAAGTTCTTTATGGAAAACTGTAGGAAACCAATAGACACAATACTTTCTGCTCATATAATCAAATGCTCGACTTATTTATATTCCTATCTTTTTTCGATAATTTGAAAGTTTTCTTTTAATTTTACATAACTCTAAATAATCGGAACATTGCATACGACCATAAGTTGTAACTTTATATCTAGGGGTATAGTTACTATTGGCTCCAAGTTGAATATATCCCAATGTTACTAACTTTGTAAATGCCAGATCATCTATTTTTTCCATTAAATCACTAACATCTCCTGTTTTGTGTTTTTCGTCTAGAAGATACGCATAGATATCCTCCTTAGATTCTAATTTTACCATTAAATCTATCATAATCTTATATGTTTTTGCTTCTATTTATCAACATAGCGGTGTTAGTATTTTGTTTTTAACCTAGTGGATTTATCAACATTTTAATGTTAATATTACATCCAAACTATTGTTAAAAACACTTGCGAATACAAGGTAATCTGCTGCAAAACACAAGCTTTTAGCTTTTAGCTCACTTGAGTCACCCCCTCTTTTTTAAGTAGTGCAAAGATATACTTTATTTTATAAAAAAACGCAATAAGATACTTTATTTATCAACACTCTCTTTTTTATTACATCCTTAAGTATGATAAAAATATATTTAAGAAGCTTTTTTATAAATCATTTTTTCAAAAGAAAATTTGCCATTTTTTCGATTTTTATAAAAACAGAATTGTTATTTTGATTAGTGAAATTTGGTAATGTCTGATTAGGCTATTTTTTAGCGTGTCGGCTTTCTTTAATAACAGTATTCAGGCGATTAAGAATGACGTGTACATTTAGCTCATAAAATTTGGTTTCATCATAAAAATGGTCGCCCATGAGGTCTCGATGAATACCCACCCATGAGAAAGTTGAGTTATTTTGTGCTGTGCTGTGTGCTTTGGGAGAGAAAACGAAAGGGTATTTTTCTTCGAGGTTGCGTTTTCGTAAGGCTTTGTAGCTTAGCACAAAGGCGAACAGTTCGGCTTCGGGGATGTTATTGAAAAAAACTAATCGGCTGCTCGTGCCATATACAGTAAAGGGAATGCGGCGGTCTGTTTCTCCGGTATAGTCGGGACGTTGGGGACGGTAAAGACAGGCGGCAGCTTCCCTGTATTTACCGGACATTATATATTGGTCGGCAAAAATAAACTCTTGCCATGTGGTATTTGAGAATCCGGGCTGGTAGCCAACGAATCGTTGCCCGTTTATGTCAATGTGAGGTAAGAGTTGTTTGCTGATAGACGGAGAAACAAGCGTGGTAAAATCAAACAGTTGCTTAATGTTATAGCGTTGAAAGAAATGCAGTTTATTCCAAATTTTCTTTTCTATCCCCATCATGGCAAGGTAATAGTTGTCGGCATCTATTCCGGAGGCGGCGTGGATAATTTGCTCTGCCGTAAGAATAAATTGCTCACGGGTCATCTCATCGAACGCTTCGGGCGCATGATAAATCAATTCCTTTTTGGCAGATACTATTTTAATTTCATTCATCTTTCCACATTGTTTTATCGGTTTCATGCCAAAAAGGAGTTTTGGGGCTAAATGTGTAACGTACTCCTACATAGCGTTCACGAACGTTTTGAATTTGAACGGCAGATACATCTTCTAATAAGAAGTCTTTCACCACCATACAATCAGGGTCGTATTTGTCTTGGTTTATTTTGCGAATTATCTCATCGCCTATTTTTTCGCACAGGTCAAAGGCAGCGTAAATAGCATCGTAATCATTATCATTTTCGTAATCCTGCACAATCATAAAAGAGCTGTCGCGCTCTTTGAAGCTGTTACGGGCTTGGTCTGAGGTAAATCGTATTTCGCTGCCCTCCTGAATGAGCGCCGGAAAACTCACACGGTCTCTTAATCCTGTGTAAAATTCTTCGAGTTCCCCTCTAAAGTAATGCGGTTCTTCAGGAGTGTGCGACAAAGAAACGTGCAAGGTTGCCAGCTTTTGCATGTAATCGCAAAACGCCTGCGGGGTGTTGTGATGGTTTTGAGTGAAATTTTGATGGCAATTCATAACTAATTTATTCTATCTTTACATTCAATGCGGTTACATTCGGAAGCCTTTGCAATTACCAATTGGCGTTCCAATTCAATTTTGTCGTATTCAATTTGATGAGATTGTCGTTTCATGGTTAGAATAAGCTCACGCTGCTTGTCGTTTATCTCATCACGCTCACGCTCATTGGCAATAAACTCTTGGATGAGTTTCTTTTGGTACTCAATCTGTTCGGTCAGCGCCCGGAACTGTTGACTTTCGAGCGACTTCTCTTTTTCTTTCATTTCCAATGTGCGCAATTTTTTTTCGCCAAGATACTTGATGATACTCCAAATTGTCGTACCTCCAAGACAAAAATTGAGGACGGTAGAAATAATGGTTACGGTTAGATAGGGTGTTTCCATATATGTATTATGCTAAGAATATTCTTCTGTTTGTATTGTCGCGGCGGATGTGTTTGGATGGTGGGGCGTTGTTTCCGGCAAAGGCGAAGTAATCAGGGTAATCCGTTGGGTATCTTTTGAGTGTGTCAATTACGCTGCTCATGTAGCGCTCGGCTTTTTGGGTGTACTCTTTGCGTACACGCTCTAATTCTTCCGGCGGCACAGGTGCGTATTGCACTTCCGAAATCCGGTTTGCGATGGCAGTTTGAAAAATAAGCCCTCTATCAGTAGGCATTTGGTGAAGCTCTGCTATGCCTTCGGCAATTGCTGTAAAGACTACAAATTTTTTAATCCCGGAAAGGATACGTGTGTATTTTTCAATTTCCGAATCAGCGCTAAGCAATTCCGTACAAAAGGCATCGCCCAAATGATGCCGGAGCTGCAATTCTTCTACTGAGGTTACGAAGTATTTCATTTTCAAGAATACCAATCGTGAAGAATTTATGTAGTAGATACTGTTAAACTCTTTGGTGTTCTTGATAAGTGAGTTTTCGGCAGCAAGGTAGCATGGACTTTGTAAAAACTCAGGCAACGTATCAATATTTTGCTCGCAAAATTCCAAGATGGCATCCAATTGGTCGAAGCCTTCATTCTTGAGATTATCCTTGAGTGCTTCGGCTTGGTAGCGGTAAAGGCGGTTTTCTCCGGCATTGTCGGCAGCGCCTTTATCAGATAGTGTTACTGAGAGTATGTCATATTCCTGCCAGAACGCGAGACGGATTAATGCAAACTGACAGAGGGTAAGAAGTTCCTGCAAAGGGCTTTCTTCCGGGTGCTCCGCTGTGTTGTAATGCTCTGTAAGTTTGTTAAATAGTTCATTGCCGAGCGTGGGAATAAGATATTTGCGTTCGCACAGGGCAATAGCCGGCGCAATGCTGCGGAACGATAGAGTAACATTAATAGGCAAAAACTTTTTAAATTCTTCTGCCTTTGTATTGTATTCTGCTTTAAAGAGTTTTGGTGTCATGCTAATTTTTCTTCTGTTGATTTTCCGGTGTCAAGTGTTGTAAGTATAATGTTCCGGTAAATGAGTTCGATGTCGTGGATACCGTTAAATTCAAACATTAATTCTATTGGGTCTAATACTTGCTGTTTTTCTATGTAATTGAGTATTAGCGAAACGAGTAATCCCTCACGAATGTTTGAGCCGCTTCCGGCGTTCCCACTATAGGGACCGCCCGGAAGCCCTGCGCCGAGAACAGACGGATTTACCATAAGGGAAAACAGTATCTCACTGTTAGCCGCTGCGGATGTGGATAGCCTGTCTTCTGCCTTGATGCTGTTTTCAAGGCGCTCAATTATCCACTTTTCTTCAGCTTTGCCGTTTTCGTTAAGCGAAAAGCCTGTGATAAGCGACTTGGCGGGATTATCTTCGGAAGTAAGATTTTCCTCGAAATCATCCAAGTATTTGTTGATGGCATCTTCGCGGGTCTTGGTAGATTCGTATTTTTCTTCGGGAAATCTTTCCTTCCAAAACGTGTCGGGAATTTGGATGTGCCACATGAGCGACATCGCATTTTTGTAGGCTTTTTTGAGAAACGTTGGGATTTTGTGGGCTACTTCTATCCAGCCGGAACGCCACGCGGTGTCCCAATCGGGCATGGCATAAAAATCGTTGTTGGAAAAATAGTTACGTATCCGGGGAAACGCCACACAGCGCCCTTTGAGTTTTCCCTGTGCTTTGAGGATTTGCAAATGCAAATAGGGGTCATTTTCGTCAAGAACGTCAATAACCTGTGCGCTCTCATCGGGGAAGGTAAGGTCAAAGTTGCCGAAAAGTACAAGTTTTGTTTTGTCGGTACTCAAACGGCAATGCCGGGCATTGAGGGTATCTACGCGCAATATTTTATCGCCTGTTTGATTAAAGACAAACACCGGAAAGCAATTACCGAGTTTTATTAAATCACGAAAAGCATTGGTGTGATAGTTGCGAAACGAGTAACCCCTGAGGTAGTTCAAAACCTCTTTATCGTTAAATGGTTCGTAAATCACTTTGCACTTTTCATCTACTCCGGCGAGCATCATCGGAAGAACGCCTTGCCCGAAGCTGCATCTGCATTTGTAATTTAGCCCTGTGGATAGTACGCCCGTTTTGCCGATGACGTTAAGCGCTTTTTCCGGGTAACGGTTACAATCCCCCCAGTAGGCGTATTCGACTTCGTTGTGGGAGAAAACGCTTAACAGTTCCTCATTCACCTGTTTGGTTGTGGTGATTGTTTTCCCGTACGTTTTGTTACCCATAAACAAGAGCGGCGTTCCTGAATTATTGAAAATTACTTCCATCTAAATTACTACTTGCTGATCGTTATACATTCTAATATTGTCTATTGATACCGGATAAATGTGTCCGATGGGTTTGCCGTTGGCATCGAATGCGCGAATGCCTCGCATACGGTTTGCTGTCATATTCATGCGTAGTCCGGTAACTTGAGCACGATTTATGCTGACTAACTCACCATTTTTTTTGTAAAACTGTATGGAAAAATAGCTGGGTTTGCCTTTTGAAGTCTCACGGGTTTCCATTTCTCGGAGCGCGTCGGCGCGTTTAATTGTATTGTTCATGTTATTTTTTGGAACAAAGGTAGTGTGAAGAGATATTCTGTAATGGGACAGATATAGATATAAATAATGTTTATTTTGCCTGTAAATAATACGATATTTGCTGCCGAGAAAACACATAGTATAAACTGACAGAGAAACTGTAAAAAGATAGATTATGAATACAAGTAAATTTGAAAGATTCAGTAATTTCCTTTTTGGAAAAGATAATAAACACAGGGGTGAATTAGTAAAAGTAATTTTGACAGTTTTTACAATAGCATTAACTCTTGGAGCAGGACTTGTTGCGTTTCTCGTTTGGTATAGCACTGATGAAAGTGTGAAGGAAATGAAAGAACAAACAAAAAG